ACTATTGATATTTTCCTGATTGAACATGGTCGTTATCAGCTAACAGATTAAACGCGATTTAAAGCCTTTTTAGGGGTAGGTGATATCCTTGCCTACCCTTTTCTTTTTTCTCGCCGCTATGAGGCTCTAATCGCGTCCTAGAGGCATTGTCATCAGGAGGTTGTCATGTCACCAGCTAAGAAACTGGCATTAGTCAAAAATTCTCCCGCGCGCGCACCCGCACCTAAGCCTGAGTCATCAGAACCGTTGACCATTTTGGACAACAAATTCAAATGGACGCCGCCAGGAACCGATATCAGAGAACGATTCAAAGCTATGGGCTGGAAACCCCCAAAACCCAAGAAACCCCAATTTGGTAAATAAAATGAAAGTTCTTATCGCTTGTGAGTATTCCGGCAAGGTGAGAGATGCTTTCCTACGCGCAGGCCATGATGCGCTGAGTTGCGATTTGCTGCCAACGGATGCGCCTGGACCGCATTATCAAGGCAACGTAGTAGACATTTTGAACGATGGTTGGGATTTGATGATCGCTCACCCACCATGCACCCACCTAGCTGTCAGCGGCGCAAGATGGTTCAAGGATAAACAGACAGAGCAGTCAGATGCGCTGGCCTTTGTCCGCTTACTGCTAGACGCGCCAATAGAACGCATTGCCCTAGAAAACCCTATCAGCATTATTTCCTCGCGCATACGCAAACCAGATCAAATCATTCAACCCTGGCAATTCGGTCATGGCGAAACTAAAGCGACTTGCCTATGGCTGAAAGGCTTACCAAAACTACAACCAACCAATATTGTCGCTGGCAGAGAAGCAAGAATCCACAAGCTACCGCCTTCCGCTGATCGCTGGAAAATCCGCAGCGAAACCTATCAAGGAATTGCCGAGGCTATGGCTTCTCAATGGGGCGCTGCTTAATTTTTAAACAAATCTGGTTTTCCCATATATATATTTTTTAAGAAATATAACCATTGTCGATAATACTACGACTGTAGTATTAAGGAACTAGTAATGTAGTAGTACTAATGTAGAACAGTACTATATCTATATAATCAAGAACCATGCCAGAAAGTTATCCACATAGTTATCCCCAGCTTTATCCACAGGCTATTGATTGTTGTGAAACGATAGAAATTACTCATTGTTAAATTTATTTGTGGTACTGTAATGTCCGGTTGTGCAATTTTGCACAGCGATTAGACCTTAAAGGGGATTAGTTATGACGTATCTGAAAGACATCAAACTCTGTATCGATTGTGCATTTTTCGGTACACCACAAGGGCAGCGTGATCGTTGCCTCAATCCCAAACTCACCATGATTAACCCTGTAGATGGCGCAGAGGTTTACCCGCTTGCGTTCTCTGAACGTACAGGGCTGTCATCCAATTCTTGCGGTTCTAAGGCGCAGCACTTTGCGCTCAATGAAGACGCTGCTGCTGATCGCGCCAGGAAGCAAAAGGAACTAGACGAAGTCATGCGTGACTGTCCGTTCTAGGAGGCCGCCATGACTAGAGATGACATCGTTAAATGGGCGGCAGAAGCCGGAATCATGCCTCCGAATTGGGGTGCAACTGAGAACCAATGGAGAAGCCTCCATGCGTTTGCTGAATTAGCTGCGGCTTATGAGCGAGAGGAGTGCGCGAAAGAGGTTGAAGATTGGCTGCATGGGGAATGGCATAACCAAGGCGTAGTTGCCGCGATGATGATCCGCGATAGGGGAGAGAAATGACCAGAGATGACATTATCCGCATGGCGCGGGAAGCTTGTTGGACAGGCATTTATTCTGAATGGTCAAGCCCGACAGAAAGAACAAGCATTGAAGTGCCTGTAACAATTGAACAGATTGAACGCTTCGCAGCCCTAGTCGCAGCAGCAGAGCGTGAGGAATGCGCGAAGGTATGTGAAAACCTGGTTATCGAACATCCAGGGCGTGCTGACCTGACCGCCCAACAGTGCGCTTTTACGATCCGCGAAAGGGGTGCGCCATGATCACACTCACCCGCGAGGAAGCGCAGCAGGTGCTGGATGCGTTGGATTTAGCGCAAGCACTTTGTGAAAAAAGCAGTCATCACGGTCGATTGCTTCGAGAATACGAAAACCTTCGAGCTCTAATTGAAGAAGCTGAAAAAGAACGAAAACTTACTGACAAAGAAAAGATTGTGTACGACATTCTTTGTTCTAATGAAACTCCGCCTGAAGGACATCATTGGGAAGGTTTTGTTGCTGCAAAAATAGTGAAAGCATTAGCGCAGCCTGAACCGGAGCCGGTGGCGTGTAAACGATGTAACGGCTCTGGTGTTATAGCTGACAGTGAAATTGAGTATTACGAAGATGGAACGCCGTTTAAGAATGGCCCCGTTAAATGCGTCAAAGACTGCCCTGATTGCATTCATTTGCAGCCTGAACCAAAAGACGATGGGCGTTGCCAATCCTGTGAAGGAAATCACTGCACCGCCAAAACAGGATGCGTGGCACTTAGCAATCCACCACAGAACAAATGGGAGCCGCAGATTGAGCGTAAGTATTCACCTGACGGTGTGCTGCTATCGGAAAAAATTAAGTACACGTCTGATGGTGAGTGGAAAGATTTAAAGCAATATCCGGTTGCGTGGTGGTACGACATGGGTGATGTAATTGATTTGAATGTATCTGGAAATGGCACTCCGCTTTACTTTGTCCCACCACAGCGCGAATGGCAGGGGCTGACGGATGAGGAGGTCACTGCTTGCTGGAAGGATGGGTTTGATTCATACGAACAAAAAACCGTTGCAGATTTACGTGACTTTATTGCCCGCGCCATCGAAGCCAAGCTGAAGGAGAAGAACACATGACAAGCCCTAATCAAGACGATTTTGCCCCTGCTGTACGCGCCTCTGCATGGTGGTCAGGTGACAGCCGCAAGGCCGCTAATGGTCGCGCTGCTGACGTTATCCTAGAAAAACTAGGCAAGAAAGAAGCACCCGATCTGAGTGGCATAGAAGCTGTCCAGATGGGCAAAGTAATGGAACCCACGATTGCCAGACTATTCCAGGATAAGCACCGCATTGAATTGAAAGACGCTGACTATGCACTTTCACATAAAGATGAACCGTGGCTACGCTCTCACTTTGATTACATCTCAGCAGATGGACGCACGCTCGTTGAATGCAAAAATTACAACGCTAGCGTTATGTCTAAGTTCGACGAAGAAGCAAACTTGGTTCCTGCTGCTGATATGGCGCAACTCATCCATGAAGCTGCCGTACATAACGTGGAGTCGATATACCTTGCAGTCTTGTTTGGTGGGCAAGCCTTCCGCACCTATCACTTCACCATTACTGACGCACAGAAAGAAAGCCTGATTCGGCAAATGGCAAAGTTGTGGGGCATGGTAGCCACTAATACTCTGCCAGAACCTGACAGCCTGGAGTCAGTCAAGTTGATCTATCCAGAGTCCACAGAAGCCACCATCGTCGCGTCTGGCGCTGTTGAAAAAGCCTGTGAAGCGCTGAAAGCCTACAAAGCCAAGATCAAAGAGTTGGAAGATCAGAGTGAGGCGCTCGAGGTCGCTATCAGGGGCTACATGGCAGACAAGTCAACCCTGACAGACTTAGGCGGCAGAACCCTAGCAACCTGGCGCACCGCTAAAGCAAGCAGCAAGTTTGACGCAAAGCTATTCCAGCAAGCCATGCCAGACATCTATGAGAAGTTTGTCGTAGAAACCCCAGGCTCACGCCGATTCCTTTTGAAATAGGAGATGAGAAATGAGTAACTTAGTACCAGTGCAAGACATAGAACGTATGGCGTTAGCCGTAGCCAAGTCCGGTCTATTTGGTGTCAAGACCGCAGATGAAGCGATGGCACTCATGCTGATAGCCCAAGCAGAAGGCCAGCACCCTGCAATAGCTGCGCGTGACTATCACATCATTCAGGGCAGACCAGCACTAAAAGCTGACGCAATGCTGGCACGTTTCCAAAACTCAGGCGGCAAAGTTCAATGGGAGGATTACACAGATGAACGAGTTTCTGGTGTTTTCAGCCACCCTGCTGGTGGGTCTATTACTGTTACTTGGACTATCGATCAAGCGAAGCATATCGGATTGGTCAAGCCTAGTTCTGGATGGCATAAGTATCCTCGCGCAATGCTACGCAGCCGCTGCATCTCAGAAGGAATCAGAGCAGTGTATCCAGGCTGTGTGGTTGGAACCTATAGCGTCGAAGAAGTCCAAGACTTTGACGATAAACCGGCAAAGGCTGCTGCACCAGAGATCAAAGACATGGGCGCGGCAGACATCGTTGACGAGATTAAGTCAGCTAAGGCCGTAGGTGAGGATTTTTTGCCTCTGTACATACCAGGTCAAGAGGAACCATACGACTTGGCGGAGAACTTAGACGCTTGGGAGATTATTTTCTACCAAATGATTTCAAAGGTAAAAGCAGGAAAGTTGGATGACAAGCGCAAGCTGGAGAAACTTAAGGCTTTCAAACAATCCAATCAGCACGTTATTGAAACAATGACACCCACAGCAAAGACAAAGGTTTTGGCGGCGGTAAATACACTGGAGGCATCAGCATGAAACAACATCAATCAGAACCAGGTAAGGGCGTACTCTTTCAGAACGATAAGAAAGCGCCAGGTAGCGCGCAGCCTGACTACAAAGGCGTACTCACTGTAGACCGAGATGTTAAGGCGGGTGAGCAGGTCAAAATTGCCGCTTGGAAGAAAGCCACCAGAATCGGTGAACTGATTAGCCTAGCCCAGGACAACTGGACACCCGATCCTAATTACCGCAAGCCACCAATGGAAGCGCCACAGGCTACGCTCAAGAAGCCTAGAGAGTATGACCCATTTAAGGACGATGAAGTACCGTTCTAATGGCTTCCTCTAAGACACCAACCCAACGCAGTCTTGAGTATCTGCGAGAACAAGGCTATTTCTGCGCGATAGTAGAGAAGTGGAATCCTTGGTCAAAGATACGTCAAGACTTGTGGGGATGGTGCGACATCCTGGCTATTCGCAAGAACGAAGTCTTAGCCGTTCAAGTGACTAGCACAGGTGTCGCAGAGAGGATTAAGAAGATTCAAGAATCACCCACGATTGCGCTGGTCAGAGATGCCGGTATTCGAGTTGAAGTTCACGGCTGGCGCAAGAATGTCAAAGGCAGATACGTTATTAGAGTGGAGGATATTTCATGAACGCAGCGAACCTAACTAAGTCTGATCGCTTGCAGCGTGTGTTTAAGCTGCTGTCAGGCGGTGGAGAGTTTACTACCCTGGAGATCATCCAGAAAGCAGGTGTTTGTGCAGTCAATAGCATCATCTCGGAGTTGCGGCAGAACGGTTATCAGATCGACTGTCAGCGGCGTAATGACAAGTGGTTTTATAGGATGACAATATGAATCCAATTACCAAAGAAAGAATAGAAAATAAGGTAGAGCGCATACCTGAAGGTGGTTGTTGGGTATGGATGGGAACAACAACCGTTAGGGGTTACGGTCAAATCATTAGTAACAACCGTAAACATTACGCGCATCGCGCATCATACGAAGCATTCATTGGAGAAATACCAAAAGGTATGCACGTTTGCCATGCTTGTGACAATGTGTATTGCGTCAATCCAGCCCACTTATTTCTTGGAACTCAAAAGCAAAATCTTGAGGATATGGCAAGGAAAGGGCGAAGCACAAAAGGGGAGCGCAACCCTATGTCTAAACTAAACAAAGAAGATGTTAAAGACATCAAATACTTGTTTTCAACAGGGCTTTCGGACTCAGAAATTTCTATTGAATTTAGTGTTTGCCGCCAAACAATAAACAACATCAGAAACGGAAAGGTCTGGAAAAATGTCTAAACCAAAAGTGTTCATTTGCACACCTATGTACGGAGGCCAATGTTTCGGCTTCTATGCTCAGTCTTTATTGCAACTAAACAACATGATGCGTGACAAAGAGATCACCACCATGATGTCCTTCATGTTCAACGAAAGCCTGATCACCAGAGGACGCAACGCATTGGTTCACCAGTTCCTAAAGACTGACTGCACCCACTTGTTTTTCATTGACGCTGACATACGCTTTAATCCTGCTGATGTCTTTCCTATGCTAGACGCTGACAAAGATATTATTTGCGGCATCTACCCTAAGAAAGAAATCAATTGGCATGGCATCACCAGAGCAGTAGAAGCCGGTGTATCACCAGACGAACTGAAGTGGCACACAGGTAGCTTTGTGGTCAACTTGGTGGGCTACACAGGCGAGGTGACTGTGCCTGTCAGCGAACCTGTCGAGATTTGGAATGGCGGCACAGGCTTCATGATCATCAAGCGGGAAGTGTTCGAGAAGCTGGCAGATCAAGTACCGACCTACACCAACGATGTCACAGACCTGGCTGGCAACATTAAGGCTGATGAAATAAAAGAGTTCTTTGCTACCAGCATTGAACCAGGCACAAACCGGCTGCTGTCAGAGGATTACCACTTCTGCCGTATCTGGCGGGAGGCTGGCGGCAAAGTCTACGCAGCACCCTGGGCGCACCTAGCCCACGTTGGAACCTATGTCTTTGAGGGCGCTCTGACGCCAGCACCATAAGGAGAGATCATGTCAGAAGAAACTAAAAAGCATATGCCAGAGCATGACATCTTTGACATCATCAAGGATGAGTTCAGGCTGAAGAATGATCGGGAACTGTCAGAGTTCTTGGAGATCACACCATCAGTGTTAAGCAGACTGCGGCATGGGAAGATGACGTTCACGCCCACCTACTTGCTGGCGGTGCATGATGCGACAGATTGGAGTCTGGATAAGATTAGAGGCTACCTGCCAGGTAGTTCTATCGAGTGAGCATCCTGTTTATAGCAGGTATGCTGGTGGGGATCGGATTAACGATCCTTACCTTTTTGTTTGTCTTTTGGCTGTTTTTGCTGACTTCCTAAAAGCCGCTGCGGTGGGAGCGCCTTTACTTCCTGGCGCTCTCATCCTCTCACCACTACCGGCTTTGATCCTTGCTCTCTTGGCATGGATTGCTGCATACAAACCTGGATCGCCTCGCTTTTTCATTTGTACGCTCCAACTTGTAAATTTAAATTTTCGTCACTAAGAAATTTAGTTACATCTTTGCAAAGATCAAAAAATTCTTCAAATTCAAAATCTGACTTCATTCTGTTAATTGCTTGGCATACCAAAATAGTATTGTCTTTTGTGTAACCTATTTTGCTATCAATTCTTTCAATTGAAACAGTATTTAATTGTCCATGCAATAACGTCATTTCTCTGCCGGAGTAAGCGCATATTTTTTCTTGTATTTCCCATGCGTTTACAATGTCTTCAATAGTTATTTCAAAAACCTGATTTCTTTTTAACGCGCTGTTTTTTGCGTTTCTTAAAAAGATTTTTGCTCTACCTTGTATTGTTGAGTTTAGTTTTTTTCTAGAATTTTCATTGGCATCTTTGCAACATTGTTTGCACCAACTGTGATAACCATCACTCGTTAAATTATGTTTAAAAAACAAATCGTAGGGTTTTGAATTTTTGCATTTGAAGCAAACTTTCATTTGACACCCCAAAAGTATAAGTCGTGAACCGTATCATTACTTATAAATTCATATACTTTGAATACTGACAAATCTATTTCCTGCCGCACATCGTCTTCAGTCAAGTTGCGGTAGTAGTCACCACAGAAGGGCGCGTCATGCGGGTTACTGCGCCGTGTACCATGCTCTGCCCGTCCGGTGGTCGCGCAGCTAAAGAAGACCAGGCCAGAGGACATTCTGATCATGTTCTTGAGTGTTTCTACCCAAGCAGGATTATGCTCGAAGCACTCGCAGCTAGCAACGACATCAAAACTGCCATCAGGGTAGGTGAGGTCTTCTCCTCTAGCCACCACATCAACATCGGCTCCTGCGCCAAGATCAACGCCAACATAGATACATTGCTCAAAAAATGGACGTATTGAACCATTGATGTTTAAGCTACCAACTTCCAGGACGTTCTTGCGTACAAAGTAATCAGGGAACTGTGACTTGAGGCTGGCAACGAATTCAATCTGTGCTGGATGACTCACCGGCAACCCCAACGCTTTCTAGCGGCTTTACCACGTTCACCTGTCCAGTTGCGGCTACGGGCGCAGAAAGACTTATGGCGAGGATTTGAAGAATCTTTGGTGGGGGCTTTAAGGTTGCTCCCCGTCGCACGGTTGTACTTGGCTCTGCCTTTGGCGGTTAAGCCACTACCTGCTTTGACGGATAGCTTTTCACCTCTGCCTACTGATAGCTTGACGTTCTTAGACAATTTTGGCTCCTCGCTGTAGTTGCGCTAATGTCAGCCCACCTGTGTATTGAAAATGCGGATATTCCTTAAACCGCTTCCAATCACCTGCCCACTCTAATCCTGCTGCTTTGCCTATTCTGCCAACGTCTTGCCAGATTGAGTTCTTGGCATCCCAAACAGGTTTTCCGTGTAGTAACGGAACGACATCCACAGCACAACGGTAATTATGAAAAGACTGACCAGCCCGTGCATTTGTGACAATCCTCCCTGGTGCGGTTCTACCTTGAGCATAGAGCGCTGCTTGGCTAAAGTTATCTCGGTAGGTGCTAGTGATCAGCAGTTCTATACCCTCTGCCTCGCAACCAGCAATCATCTTCTCGACGCGCTCTCTGACCTGCGGTAACAGGTCATCTAGGCTGCGTGAGTTGATCATCCCTTAGTGACCATTCCGACGATACCGGCAATGCCCAGGCCAACCGTGACAATGTGTTCAGCCAAAGCAGGGGCAATAGGCACACCTAAAGCGGTCAGAAAAAGAATCGCACCGCGCCAGGTTGATGGCTCTCTTACTCGATCAAGAATGTAGCTTTTCATGTGATTACCTCACTTGTACAGCAGTCATAATGATGGAAGGAATAGCAGGGTTATTGGCTGTCGCAGCTTCATGCTCAAAGCCAATATTAGCGTTATCGCTTTTGTAAACTAACTCGACGTAATTAGTTGCGGCTACCGTCACAATAAAGTTCCAGGCTGCTACTACATACGGTGCGTTAGAAGGCACAGTGACTTTGGTATCTGAATTGGCAATGTCGCTACCATTCAGCCTAAACCAAATGTTGACGGTGTTGCCAGAACCACCGCCACCTGTGTTGTGAAGCTGTGCTGAGAACTGAATGTTGTACGTTCCGGCATTTGCAAAGGTCATGCGTGACTTCTTGCCGCTAGTGCCGGTTTCCATCGTGACACCAGCATTGTCTGCTGTGACCTCACAGTACATGAGCGTCGGTGTATTGACGCCATCGAACTGATCTTCAGAACTGTAAAAGGAACCGTAATAACCACCGAACTGAGTGGTTTGATTGACTGTCAGACCACCGGCAGTTCGTAGCATTATGATCCATCCCCCGCAACAATCGTCACGACAGCAGTGCCGCTAGTTGTTGCGCCTGTGAAATACTGGTTAGCATTGAAGGTAAATACTTCTACCGAGTTCGGCATCAAGCTAATGGTTGATCCGCTGAGAGAAGCATTTGCCACGCTGGTTGCCGCAGCAGCAGTGTTGCCGAAACCCATGTAGACCACCACGTTGCCTGTGTTATGCACCCGATACTGAGTGCCACCCAAGGTAGTCGAAGTAGCCCTAGCAGGCGTCGGCGGGGTCACAGCAGCGTTAAACGATACTGTGTTCCCCATCGGGGTGAAGGCCATGATTCCCATTAGTACACCTTCTTGCCACCGCCAGAAGTCGGGCTTTCTTTGCTGTTGTAGCTGTCATCAAAGCAGAAAGTGGAACGGAAGCCACCCATAGGTACTTGACCTGGTTGCCACTTCTGATAACGTTCTGTCGTATCAGAGGGTTTCTGAGGACGGATTGCTTTCGCGTATTTCTGGCTGTAGTTGAGTTCTTCAGCCCCAGGTACGCTACTCTTGAGCGTTAGATCTTTCTTGTCGCGCATCTTTATTCCTTTCCATTCTTATCAAAAGGTAGCTGAATAACGCAAACACGGCTAACGCTACCAACCTCTCCCACATCAATCCCCACATTGTCCAGCAAGCGAGTGCGAAGTTCAGGCACAAAGCCAGAATCACAAGCAACCTCTCGCTGATGACGCTCAAAGCCAAACGCACCAGTGAAATAGCATCCATACTTGTATCCCCTTTCGAAATGGATACTCATATCTTACTACTCATCCTCATCATCAGCAAACCCTGAACCCCAATCATCATCCGATATTCTGGCCTTGAGTTGTTCAAGTTTTAACGCTCTGTCGATGATCTTAGATTTGTCCGTCAGGCTAGCAGTCGGGTCGGACATGGTGGCCTTCAACAGATCACCAATCGCCTTCTCCAACTCTGGATTTATCCCCTTAGTCTTCTTGCTCACCGCTTACCCTTCCTTGCTTTCCGAGCAACATTAAGAGCAATAGCCACCGCTTGCTTCTGTGGCCTCCCACGCTTCATCTCACGACTAATATTCTTGCTAATTGTCTTTTTGCTAAAACCTTTTGTCAGTGGCATTTATTCCTCCGTTTGCAATGGTGCGACTGCTGTACCTGCTGCAACTGCCTGCGCTACTCTTTCTTTAGCTGATAGTGGTTTTTCAGCACCCAAAGCACGTTGCACAGCCCTAGCAGGACGCCCACGCAAACCTAGCGTAGCAGCGCCTTTGCCCATCGTGGTTCGCAACAGATCAGGCAGACCAACACCCTCACCTTCTTTTTGCCAACGGGCGCGTAATTGCAATTCCCTGCCAATTTCACCCAACTGGTCTAACTCTCCAC